TTTAGTTTAGTCATTACACGCTCCTGTATTTACTCATTGCTCGTTTTACAATTCCATTAAAATCTTCCATCCAACTTGGTGGTGATTTATCATGTCCTTTTATTTGGTACTGAGCAACATAAGATGTTTTGCCATATCTGTTTTTAACAGCCAAAGTGTTTGTTTCAATATCTAAGCCTCGTTTTCTTAACTCAAATATTACAGCACTAAGCCTAGAAACTCCACACTCTCTATCAGCTTGTTTGTGAGTTATTGACCCATGGTCATGTAACCATTTTTCAATTATTACTTTTTGATTAGTTATCATTTTTGTTCTCCTGTAAATTTGTCAAATCCTGCTAGTCTTTCTTTTTCTTCATCAACAAATGGATGTTCTAACCATTCTTGAGAAGTAGGCTCGTAGCATCCTGTGTTTTCATTAAAAACAATCTCGCCATTTTCTTCCATAGCAATAACATCTCTGCTTCCCTTCATCTTAACCACCCTTGCATGTGTACAACATACGGTGTTAATCCAATACAAAATCCTAAGACAAAGTACCTACCTTGTTTTGTAGATTTTTTAAATTTTTGATGAGGAATTTGATTTCGTCTAAACTCACTTTGAATAAGTCCATGCTTCCATAAAAAATGTTTTATAGTTCTAATCATTATTTTTTCTCCTTGATGATGTTTGCACATTTAGTTGAACAACAAATTGTGTCATATCTCATTGGCTCAACACCAAATCCAAAACCAGTTCTTGAATTGCATATCCAACAATAAGTTATTTGGGTCTGTGTTTTAGTTGTGTCTTTAGTCATTTGTATCTCCTTGTTTTGGTTAAAAACTGTAAGATTTAATTACCTTACATAGAACATAATACGCCTTTAGGTCATATAATGCAACTTTTTATTAATAATATTTAGTAACTGCTCTTGAGTTCCATAAACGCTCTCCCATGCCTTAACTCCCATATGATGAATACCTTGCCCACCTCTATGATGTTCTACGCATAAAGGGATAGTGTTCTTATCGTCAGCCTTCTTACCCATGCTTGAATAAGGGTGTCCAATCAAGTGGTGTATTTCAGTAGGTCGCATACAAATTATGCAACCATATTCTGATAAAGATTCAAACCTAGCTTTGCGTTCTTTTTTGGTCAATCGAATTGCTCCAACTTTAAAACAACTTGATTTAAGTCATCTGCGGTGTAATTAACTAAAACTTTATCTAAAATAACTTTGCTTGTAGCATTCCATAATTCTTTAAATTGTTCTTCATCCATACTTGCAAAAGATATTGACTTGGCTTCAATTCTGACAGAACCATCAACACGATAAACCGCATCATATCTTCCACTCATAATAATTAAATCTTTACGAAACCTGTCAAATGATTTTTCAGGTACTACATCTTTCCATTTTGCATCTTGTAAATGAGAAGGTTGCCAATGTTCATAAGCAAACTTTACAAGTGCAAACCATTTTCTATGGAATCTGTAATTTCTAGGTTTAACAAAATCAGAAGTAACTACATCATTCTTGATTAGTTTTCCAACAAATTTTGCTGACTGTTCATCTGCTGGAACTAATATTCCATGACTAGCACCTTCAGCTTCAAATTTTTGTAAAGTTATTTTCATTTGTTTTGACCTAGCTTGTGTTCAATTAATTTTTCAATGAACCACCTTGCTTTGCGTAAATCATCTATTTGACCATCGCCTTCTTGTCCATGCTTGTGAGAGTGTCTACAAATATATTTCATAGCTGAAGCAGTAAGATAATCCATCTTCTGGTCAAGTATAAAATCTATTACTTCTATTTTTCCCTGCTTGTAGTGGGGTGGGTTTATTTTATCTGTCATTTGTCTTTTATCCATAAGTTAGCTTCTTGAACGCTCATTCCTGCTTCTGCAACATAATATTTTCTAGCTTCATATTGAATATATGAAGGTATATCAGTCCATCCAACACCTTGAGGCTTGTGGTCTTTAAAAAAACTCATTTTTGCTTCATGGTCTGATGATTTCCATTGTCCGTACCAATCCGTTTGTACATCTAAATTATGTGCCAATTTTCTAATCTCCTCATTGTTAGTAGGTGCTAAACCTCTCATTGTTTTAATTATCTGTGCAGGTAACGGTGGATGTGCCAAACCCATGTCGTAATGCTGATTAAGAGCAATGTGCCAAGTGTTTTGTTGGTGTATTGATAACCTAGCTAATTGCTCAGACAAGTCTGTAATAGCTTTAATCTTGTCAGACTTACTTCTAATAAAATACCCATAGTTTCTTTCACACCAATAGGAAATTTCAGTAGCAATCTGTATGCAATCCATCTGCTTGTTGTCTATATCGTTATTTGCGTACATTTCTTGCATCCATTACAGCTTTATGAATATCAGCATAACTGTCAGTAACTTGCGGTGCAGGTTTAACTTTACCTAACCAGTTACTAACAAAGCGTGGTGTTCCTCTTGCTGTTTTTTGTTTATCAGGATTAGATATTAACCATGTCCTCATTTTCTGAAGTTCATTATTAATATCTAAGTTAGGATAAGTTTTGTTTAGTTCATCCATCAACAAATTATCTATTCTATATTCTTCTCCACTTTTAAGTGGCATTACTACTTTACATTTAACATTATTATTATCATTAACATTGTCATTAACATTATCATTTACATTGGGTTCTGCTTTGGTTATGTCTAGGTTATGATTAGGTTCTGCTTCGCTTTGTTTAGATTGTTGTCTTTGTGAGTTTGGGTTAACTGGTCTACCACCCTTTGCACCATTCAAAAATTTTCTATGATTAGCCTGTAGTTGTGGCTTTATCATAAGAAACATAGCCTTTGGTAAAGGTTTTAAATCAATTTCAGTAGAGTTTAATCCGTACTCAAAAATAGCATCATACAATTGTAATCTGTCTTTATTTGTTAATGCTTTTAATCCAATGTAAAAACTTCTGTAAACAATAAATGAATCTTTTTGTGTCATTTTTTTTCCTTTTTTTAGTTTTTTACTTAATTTACTGCAAAACAATACTACATGAACTTAGGGCGTAGGTGTCGCTAATTCATTAATTAAAATCTTTAAATATAATTCCTTAATTGGGTAGCCTTGCTCATACTTCTGCCATTGCCTAATACCCACCCCAACAATTTCTGCACAATCCTTTTGTCTTAAATTGTTAGATGTTCGTAGTTCTCTAATCTCACTACCCGTCATATTTGATATTTTCATCTTGCTCTACATCCTTTTCATTAATAAAATAAAGTGTTACATTTGTTACACCATCGTGGCTTAACAAATTCCATTCAAACGAACCTCTGTAACCCCCTGCTATATCTTGCAAGGCTTTGCCATCTGCTTCGTTTATAGGAACAGTAACATAGTGGTCACCTTCGGGTATAAAAATCATTTCTTCGTTAGCCATAATAAATCTCCATAAATAGATTCATTATATATTTACTTACCCCAACAATTCCAAATTTCATCCCATAAATTTTCTGTAAAGTCATAAGATGTACCTATGTCATTGCCACCATGATAAGGATGAAAGTCTTTAGCTAAATCTTTTAATTCTTGTATTGCTTCAATAAGTAAATCAACATTCTTTTCATTAAAACGAATCATGCCAGTATCTTTGTCAACTAAGTGTTCAAAAGTAATAACACTTTCGTGTACTTCTTTAACAAATTCTTCATATGCTAATTCGTTCAATTCACTTTCACTATACAAATTCATATCCATAATATCTCCTTAAAGTGTGCCAGTTTTTCCACATGGCAAGGTGGTAAGGAAAACTATTTAAGTTAAATTATACGCTTTTAATTCGTATTTGATTGATTAATTATTGCTTCTGCAACTGAAACCATACAGCCACAATCATCGCAAGGAATATTTATCCACTTGTCATAATCTATCTCTTGACCTTTAGCATAAAATTTGTAGCCATTAACCTTTGTAACAGCTTTTTGTATAATTGGTTTTGCTTCAGTCATTTTGCTTTCAACAAGTTGCTCCACAAACATCTCTACAAGGTGGCTAACTTC